CTCTCTCTCTCTCTCTCACGATCAAACTTACCAAGCTATTATGCGTACCATCACCCGTCGTTCCTCCGATTGTGTCAAGCGTATGTTCGTGTCTCTCAAGGACGCAACTGCACTCGTGACCTTCAAGGACGGTAGCAAGTACCACTACAAGAATGTATCACGTAGTGCTATGCTCAACCTCATGCTCAACGAGAACATGAGTCTTGGGTTCTGGGTCAACACCAACCTGATTAACAACAGCCGGACTGTGTGTTCTGCTGCCAACTGATTCATTCACCCAATCATTCATTCAATCATGACTGCAACTACTGTCTACGCTCCTTCTCCAATCATGCAGCTACCTGCTGTTGATTCTATCAAGGCTTCATACGACATGGATACACTGCGAGAGATTGCAGAGTATGGCTGTGTTTCAGGCATTGCTCATGACCACATCTACTACACACAGACCTGGGACTTCTTCCTCAAGTACGAGGACGACATTGAGGATTACTTCCACGCTATGCTGGGTGATGAGTGGATGTCTGAGCTTGGATTCATGGACAGCAGCAGTGTTCGTCAGTATGTCAACAAGCTAGTGTGGTATTATGTTGAGTGCATTGCTAACCAAATTGTTGAGGGTAACAACTGATGTATTACATTAACTACCGCGAAGGTAACTATCACGGTACATGTGATGAGTACGAGACTAGGCATGAAGCATATAATGCCATGCAAACGTATCAATCACGTGACCACGGACGTACCTTCTACTACCTATCTGACCAACCACTGGATAACTGGATTGACTGACACTACCTACCTCAAACAACAACTAGAGTATGCTGAAGAGCAGCTCATGATTGCTGATGACATGTACTCCAAGCTAACTTGGGGCAACAGGTGTGATGCACTTGAGGCTGCACTACTTGATGCGGAGGCTGCCTGATGTACACTACTCAAGAACTCAAAGAGTTAGAGGCTACAGCTATTCGTGACCGTCAACGTGGGTTACTCACAAGGACGCAGTTACTTAACATCATCCATCGACTTGATCGCATCTCTCATCATGAAATTGCAAGTACCCGATGAGCGACTCGCTTCGCTCGTCCCTAGTGATATTATTGTGGGACAATATCTCCAGTATTTCACACTCATAGTGGCTGCATCTATAGCCTTTGTCTATACTTGTGGCTACATGAGTGGTGTCTTTATTCATGGACTTAACGACACATGTACACAACTCACCAAGGTCTTCGTGAATTCGAAGTTACCCTTCGTTCAGGTGTTTGGTATCTCCTAGCACCCGATTCAGAGCAGGCTGCATGGCGTGCTCTTGAATTGTCCCGTGAACGTAACGACCAATTACTGAATGTCAAACAAACCGATGAGTGGTAAACGCAAGGATTACTATCCCAACAACTGGCAAGAATACAAGGACTCACCCGATGATTTCTTTGTACCTCATACATTCGAGGAGGTTATGTCATGGAAGGTCGGTGGCTGGGAGCTACCGTCGTCTGTAGAGTGCATCATCAGGGTTACAGACCTAAAGACCCACAAGGTCACAGAACACACCTATCAGAGGCGCTCAGCGGCGCAGAACAAGGTCAATCAGCTTATTGATCGTGGTGATGTAGAGTTCACAGTATGTGATCACGAATCCATCCACTTCATCTCTCCTTCCAACATCGAATCCTGAATTATGTCTATCATCACTGTTGCTGAGTATCACGAACTGATCGAGGACTACCCTGAGCTTGACACTGTGTGTCTGGATGAGGTTCTTATTGATGACTTTCACACTCACGATTGCGAATAATTATTAATGCCAACACCTGCACAGATTGATGAGCAAGTACAGCTTGAACGTGACCAAATACGTCAAGGACTCAAGCGACTGAGAGATAACACTGACGCACTACAACAACGTAGCTATGCATCAGCTACTGTGTATGGTGTCGCATCTATCGACATGCTTCTACCTAGATTGGTGAAGCGTATTGAAGACACGAATAACCGTATACACGAAGGAAAGAATGGTGCTGCATTTAAAGAGATTGCACAATACATCAGTGATCTTGAACCTTTAGCTGCTGCTGCTATTGCACTAAAGCTTACCTTTGATAAGGTGTTCAGTTACAAAGAAGGTAGCAATCAGGTGCAGTCCGTATGCGATGCAATCGGTTCAGCTGTTGAGGATGAATGTCAGATGCGTTACTATGAGCGTTGTGCTCCGGGTCTTCTCAATATACTAAAGAAGAACTACTGGCACAAATCGTCAGGAACTAAACAGCGTCTAACATCTATCCAAACGCTGATGAATCGTAAGGACATTCAGCAGTGGCAAACATGGGGCAGGTCAAACAGAATTAAATTAGGTAGTTGGCTGCTAGATTGTATTATTGCATCATCACAATTCAATAACTCTTCTGGGTGGTTTAAACGGGACATGCGCCAAGAAGGACGCAAGCGTATTAATTACATCGTACCTACACCTGAATTTCTTGTTATCAAGGATAAGGTGATGGCTGATGCTGAGTTATTCGCCCCACTTGCTTGGCCGATGTTAATTGAGCCCAATGACTGGACTAATGAGCGGGCGGGCGGTTACCTGCTGAATGAGGTAATGCGTGGGCACGACATGGTTCGTAGAGGCAATCACGGGTGTATACAGGGAGAAATACCAATCAACTTTTTGAACAAGATTCAGAAGGTTGCCCTCACTCTAAATCCCTTCACAGTACAAGTTGCTGAGGAATTAGAAAGGTTAGGGAGGGAGGTTGGTAAATTTCTACCTGTTGTGCAACATGAGCTACCACCCAAGCCTGTTGATATTGCAGAGAACCGAGAGGCTCGGAAAGCATACAACAGAGCAGCCACTCATGTACAAGATCTTCAACATCAAGAGCACAAGAAATCTTGTCGCACTCGGATGACAATGGAGGCAGTAAAGAGGTTCAAGGACGTAGATAAATTCTACATACCTTGGAGCTTTGACTATAGAGGAAGAGCTTATCCTATTCCTGCCTTTCTTACTCCTCAAGATACAGACTTTGGAAAAAGTCTATTAGTATTTGCTGATGGGTCTTACATGACACCTGAAGCTGAGGATTGGTTAGCTTTTCAAGTAGCTACTACATTTGGTCTTGATAAAGCACCAATGACTGAGCGACTAGAATGGGCAAGGAATAACCATGAATTGTTCACACTCATATCGCAAGATCCCATAGGTAATTTACCATTGTGGGAAGGTGTTGAGGAACCTTGGCAGTTCTTGGCAGCAGCTGAGGAGTACTATCATTGTGTCGTACTTGCCGATAGGCAATTCACTCGTCTTATGGTAGCTACTGATGCAACATGTAGTGGTCTTCAGATCCTTGCAGGATTAGCAAGGGATAAGTCAACAGCACGTCTTGTTAATGTATTACCTAGTGATAAACCACAGGATGCATACAAGGTTGTGTCTGAAGAAGCGACACCTTACTGTCCTGAGTCTATCCAACCTTACATGGATAGAAAGGTAGTAAAGCGTGTCGTAATGACTGTTCCTTACAACGCTAAACCTTTCTCTAATCGTGGCTACATTCGTGACGCATTAGCTGAAAAGGGTGTCGAGATTAGCAAGGAGGATCTAACCAAAACAGTTAAGGCAGTTCGTAATGCCATGGACGTTATTGTTCCTGGTCCTATGGCTGTTATGAAGTGGATTGAGGATGAGGTAGCAACAGCTATAAAAACTGGTAAGGAGCACCTTGAATGGTCCACACCTTCAGGTTTTGTTGTACATCAGAAGCTCAACAAAAAACTTACCGTAACACTACAGTTGCAGCTACTGGGTCGTTGTGAGATGAAGGTTGCAGTTGATGATTCTGATGAGGTTGATCTCAACCATCACAAGAACGCAACAGCTCCCAACTTAATCCATAGTTTGGATGCTAGTCTACTTCACTTCAGTGCATTACGCTTTGACGCACCTATTGCTCTCATTCACGATTCTGTGTTGTGTCGTGCAACGGACATGTCAACCCTTTCTACCATTGTTAGAGAAACCTACATGCACCTGTTCGCAGAGCATGATTACCTAAAAGACTTTGCTTCACAGATTGGAGCAGAGACTGACCCACCGATCATTGGAGACCTTGAACCGGAATCCGTGATTGAATCCACCTATTTCTTTTGTTAATGGCAAACCAAATTTACGTCACTCAGGAGCCCGTCATTCTGGAGGGCTATCAGGCAATCCTCAAACCAAGTAAGTTTGGGTATTCATTGTCTGCTATCGTTGATCAGTCGTTGATTGAACGTCTTGAAGATGACCGCACCGACTCACTCAAATGGGCTGAGTCGAAACTCAAGAACCCTAAGCGTTCCACTCTCAAGCCTGAGCCTTGGGAGGAGGTGTCTGAGGGTAAGTACAAAGTTAAGTTCTCTTGGAATGAAGACACACGTCCGCCCGTGGTGGATACAGAAGGCACACCCATCACTGATGACACCACGCCCGTATATAGTGGCAGCACCGTTAAACTTGCGTTCAGGCAAAAGCCTTACATCCTCCGTGATGGTGTCACCTATGGCACAAGTCTCAAGCTTGTCGGAATTCAACTTGTTACCATCAACGGTGGTGCAGGAGTTGACACTGGCGATCTTGGAGAGACTGAGGTTGCGGCTCTCTTCGGTCAAACGAAGGGCTTCAAAGCTTCTGAACCTAACGTGACTGCAACACCTACTGTAGAGGTTGACGATTTCTAATCATGAAGTTCCGCTCCAAACTGGAAGAGCAGGTTGCTGACTTGCTCTCCACTTTGGGAGTTACCTTTGAATACGAATCAACTAAAGTTCCTTACGTTCTTCAATGCAACTACACACCCGACTTTCTTTTACCGAATGGTATCTATCTAGAGACCAAGGGCGAGCTGACCGAACAGGACAGACGCAAGATGAAAGCAGTGAAGAAACAAAATCCCGAATTAGATATTCGGTTCGTCTTTCAAGCTCCCTACAATAAACTATACAAAGGCGCCAAGTCCACGTATGCTCAGTGGGCTGAAAAGAATGGCTTTAAGTGGGCACACTACTCTTCGATTCCTGTTGAATGGCTAACCTGACCTACGGCACACCTGAGTACTACGCTGAGAT